TATTGTGGATTGTGTAGTGTACATTATTGCAAGGACTGTAATGAACCTGTGAGTGATGATCATGTATGTGATCCAGAAACTGTAAAAACCATGCAACTTTTGAATAAAGATAGTAAGTCATGCCCTAAATGTGGTACAGTTATACACAAGAGTAGTGGTTGTATGCAAATGTGGTGTGTGAATTGTCATACCGCATTTAATTGGAGAACTGGTGAAATAGAAACCGGGCGCGTACATAACCCACATTTCATAGAATTCAAGAAGAAGTTGATATCATCCCGTGAACACGGTGATATTCCATGTGGCGGGGTACCAACCTTTCGAGAACTGAGGGAAAATAACGCATCAAATGAAATGCTTCAGTATATGATGTTAGTGAATCAATTAGAGCGTGAGCTTTTGTTTTTAAACATAGAACCAATCGATAATATATCTATGCGAATTTATTATATGTTAAATGAATTATCCGAAGAACAATTCAAAACATTTTTACAACGACAAGAAAAGTTTCTCAATAAATCAAAAGAAGTGTACTATACAATCGAACTCATCTCTCATACGTGTGGTGATCTTCTCAGGCAGTATATCATTGAACCAAATAAACACGATGAAATAATAAAACACATGGAATTAATTTTGGAGTATTCCAACGATATATTTCAAATAATAAGATCTAGGTATAATTCAGCTACACCGAGACGGATCGATGTTTTATAGAAATCCACGGGTTATAAAAGGGTTTCTCTCTGAGAAGGAACGATACTATATAATGACACACGCTGAAGATAAACTAGAGGATTCTAAGATAACATCCGGTAAAATTGTTAATGAGAGTATTAGGAAAAGTAAAACAGCGTGGCTTTCGAAAAATGATCCGGTAGTAAATAGTATCATTCAAAGGTGTCTAAAGTACACTAATACACGTGTAATGAACTTTGAAAAGTTACAAGTTCTCAAATACGAAAAAGATGGTCATTACAAATACCACCAGGATTGTTTCATGAGTGATAAGAATAGACGAATACATACGTTCATTTTAGCTCTTAACGATGACTACGATGGTGGAGAGACACATTTTCCCAATCTAAATAAATCATATAAATTGAATGCTGGGGATGCTTTATTTTTTGACACACTCAATAAATGGGAGTGTATGACATCCAAGGCTTTACATGGTGGGTTACCTGTAAAGTCTGGTGAAAAATGGGTCTGTAATTTATGGGTCAGGCAATACCCGTATTTATTCTAAGTAACTCGAACAGAATCCTTCACATTCTGGTGCATCCGCGTTAACCGCGCAACCAACTTTACATGCACCCGACAAGAATTGGTCACAGTCTACTTTGCATTTTTTCTGCTGATCTTTCATTTTTGGGTTAGACATAACATCTGGACTACAGTTTTCCGTACAGTGTACATACGATTTAGGGTCACTATTTACCTTTACCTCACGCATCAAACCCTCGATCATCGCAAGATCTGTAAACTTTATACTACCATTAACGCCATTGAGATCAGCTACAAAACCAGACACATCCGGATAAGCTGGTTCGGGTTCCTTGGTCTCCTCGGTCTCCTCAGACTTCTCGGTCTCCTCAGACTCCTCAGACTCCTCAGACTCCGCGGTCTCCTCGACCTCACCATCTAGGTTCTCCGTCTGGGTTTTGAGGGCGATGATGGTTATGAGTGCAGCAACCAAAACCAAAACAAACCTCCAATCAATCTTCATTATTTATATATACTTATATTTTTTTACATCTGAACTTCACCACGTTCGATAAGTTTCTTACGATTTTCTAGGTGAAGCCCTTCGACTAAAGACTTATTCTGTGCCGCGTAGGGTACCGCATAACCCTCATCACACATCCACTTGTTCACATTGGTCCATACACCATCCTCTGAAACCCAAACCTCTGCGAGTACGCGACCAAACTTACCCCTAGAATCAGCCTCTGGGCATCTGAGCTCGATCTCCACGTCATCCTTCTCAGATGCAACAGCCTTGAGACACCAATCCTTTAGCTTTTTCTTCGAGAGAAGACCAAAGACCTTCTCCTCCTTGTCAGATGTACGGGACTCGGGGGTATCAATACCGAGTAGGCGAACGCGCTGCTTTGTGCATACATCAAAACCTAAGTCGATGTTCACATCAATGGTATCGCCATCTACAACCTTCTCGAGAGAGGATACACGGTACTTGAAGTTACAAGGTTCAACGCTGTAAGAGGACATCTTATGTTTTATTATCAACTTAAAACTTTAATACCTTCATAAAGTATGAAATGTGTAGCAACCTTCTCTGAAAATAGTTTGTACAAAATAAAATTGGCAAAGACTCGGCGGAATGTTCTTGAGAATATGTATCAGAGACCAAGTATCGTAGAGGTGAGACCAATTAAGGAGAATCTGAGACTTCGTTTTCGTTTTACTGAAGCGATAAAAGAAGCACAGGAAATTTGTAAGATTGACAAGGACTCGTCAGAATGTCATTGGGCTTGGTATGAAGTGGATGAATTAGAAGATGCTATACTACGTCTATATCCCGATAGACAGTAACAATTGGGGGATCATCGTCATATCCATAATAACGAATTGATACTCCAAAAAGTTTCATCATTTCTGGGTCGATGTACTCATTAATTTCTCTTTTCCAGTTTTTTACAGTGGTTTGAAAATATTCAATTCCATTATCGGAAAATACACATATACGCATGAACGGCTTACTGCGTACCTTTCTCATATATTCGTGTACAGCCTCAGGTAAGGGTGATGCTCTCATGTACGCTGATTTAAGGATGTTAATAACGTAGTACCCGTGTGAGTCACAAATTATATTGACTTGCATTTCAGGAAACCCTTTTATGTATGCATCAAAATCCGCATTACTGGGGAGAGTTGCGAATATTGGTGTATTCTGACATACAGTCCCATCATGGTGACCGATACCTGGGTGTGTATGAAATGACATTTCAGAATACCAAACCTCGTCAATTTCAGGACCTTCTACACGGTTTCGTTTTTTTGATGTAACAATATTTGGTTTACTAAACTTGAAATTTTTGTACTCAATATTGCCCGCAAATTCCCATTGTTTGGAAGAAGATAATTTACTCACTTCTTTCAAATCGTGAACCACTTCACGAGAAAGTTTTATTCTCTTCTTTCTTATCGCCATATTTGGGCGCATGAGTCTAAATTTCATTGACACTAACCTGTTATACACTGAGACTTTATCGCGTTTTGTTTTTAACTACAACTAAACTCTTAATTTCGGGAGGGAAATTTAAGAAGTATTTTCTTCTGGCGGTAGAGTCCTGTGCCGCAAAACGAGTTATCCCATTGATGTTTTCCCCAGCTATGAGGGCGCGGATGTAGTCCATGAAAGTAACGTAGAAGGTTGTGCAGACACCCCTATTATTGTCCGCTTGTAAGTTGGGACCATTGTAGTATCTAACCGCGAAGTTTGAACCCCATAAATCCTTAATGATTGGTACTACCTTTTGACGCATAGTTGTACCCCAAATAGAACCCCTAGAATCCTGACCATGGGGGTCAAATACCCACATCCTAAATTCATTCGTATGAACACCGGGATCAACTAAGACACTGATTGCGTGTGCCTTGTCCACATCCCGTATACCAACCATGAAGAAGTGAATTTGCTTACCCGCGGAAATTCTAGAAGATGTATTTGCCGCACCACGTCTGTTCAATATTTTGGATATATTCTTCAATATACCGTATTGATTAGTGGCGATAGTGTAGTCTAGGAAGGCTGACACCACATTCGCGTTGTCAAATCTTTCTTGTGCTCTTTGCATATACCTTGGAATACCCGCGTATCCACAGCCCATGCCTCCACCACCAATGTTTATATTAGGTAGATTCACCTGTCTCTTTCTGTATGCCTTAGCTTGATTATTGTTACTGTTACTGTTACTATTAGCACTTTTACGCTTCTTTTTAGGAAGGGGGGGAGCGTTAGCCATAATGACATTTCCATTGTTATTTTTGTTTGTCAAATTGAGTTTATTCAATTCATTGGCGAGATTATCCACAATACCAGCTTGTAAATTTCTCACAAGTTGTCGAACTCGCATCCTTTCCCTCATTTTTCCGGATCTCCAAGCTTTTTGTATTTTTCTCACGGCTTGATTTTTTCGAACATTGTTAGTGAATGCGTTCAGATTAGTTATTCGCGCTATGATTCGTTCCAATTCACGATCTCTTACAGTTTTTTTCGCAACAGTCTTGAAAAAACCACTTGACTGGGGCATCTTAACATATATAGAGAAAATTAAACATTTCTTTATAGATGACGTCTATAAATATAGAAGATATGATGAAGGAGATATATTCTGAACTGGGTCCTGGTTACAGTGAGAGAGTATATCACAATGCTGCTGAAGTGTATCTAAGGGAGAAAAGAGTTCCATATGAATCTGAGAGACATATATTGGTAAGGTTTAGGGGTCATGTAGTTGGACAATTGAGAGCTGATATTATCATAGATGACACTACAATAGTAGAACTAAAAGCTATTAGGGCTCTGACTGATGGAATGGAGTTACAGGCTCAAAAATATCTTGACTTGACAGGACTGAGGACGGCGTATCTGGTGAACTTCCCTCTTCAACCGGATCGGGAGGTTGAGGTTCGAAAGATTGAAGTAAAGTCATCAGAGGGAGAACTTTCCAAAGCGTTTGATAAAATGTACGAGCATCATCGTAATGTGTCTGCGGATTTAACACAGCTCCTTCCAAGAGTTCGTGCACCAGTTTTAGATGATGTTTAGCTTGATCTATACAATGTTGGACCGCAGGATCTTCGTATGTACGCTCTAGATAAGAAAGTACACGTGGACGTGCATTTTCAAATTCATAAAGTGCGAAAAGGAGTTGTTCGTCGTCGGATGTCATTGTTTATGCTTATAATCTAAGCTTTAATCCTACACTTAAGTGCGAAAAAGATAATCCAAGCCATAAGAACATCAACACTATAGTGTGCCCTCGTAGAAATTGTTGTAAGGGATGAAAGTATGGGGTAAATGGGGAACATACCATTCTTCAAGAAGTATGAAGTGACTATGTTGAAGGTGGTGTGCCCAGAGAACATGTAATCGTTACAGTTGGAAAGCGGGCTACCCTCATTACATGGTTTAGACTTTGCACGAGGGAATTGGGTCACCATATTTGAGAGAGCCCTCATGAAATACATAGTTGTCAAGAAGGATATGTACCCATTTTGGTTTATCCTGTTCCAATTAAGAACCAAAAGAACAAGTGGTACAATCAACGTCACATCATGAAGGAATTCATACTTGGTAAGGTCAGGTAACACATCAAATCCAACATCTCTAATTTTTCCACCAAAACCCTCACCCCTTACCCTAGATATGAATCTCCCAACAAGAGTGTTTAACAAAAGTGCTAATCCTAAGAGTAACCACATTAATATATTTCAATATTATTTTTTCGAAAAATCTTTTTTAGAAGATAAAGATCTTTTTCTACATCAACTTTTTCTTAACCCAATTCCTGTCCTCTTTAAAAATTTTGGAAAGTTTAGGATCCTTGTTTTTGAAAAGAATCACGAGTGCATGAAGTCTTCGAAATAAACGTAATGGTGATTCACCTGAACGGAAAACTCGCATCAACGCACGATGTCTAGAAAGTTTGGTTTTCTTCTTGACATCTACGTATCCATGTTGACTGAGATACCCATTGGTACTGAGCATAAAAATGACTGCCATCTACTATATTGTGGGAATAAATTCCCACTTGAGGTCATGGCAGATCTTCTTCCATATGACATCTTGTTGATAAAGTTTCTCCTTTGATTTTAACAATGGAAAGTATTGAAGATATTCATCTTCGGAAAGAAGCTCACAGAACTTGTAGAGTACATAAGAGTAACTCAAAAAGTTTTTTCTTTCGGTTGGACAATTATCATCAAATGGTCGTTGGATATCCTTGAACATTAAACGTAGGCACTCCTCCAACTCCGATGGCATATTTGGCGGTTTAATACCACTAAGTATATTGGCTATGAAAGGTACATGCTCATAGTATTTATTGAGGCGAAGCTTCTTGAGGAGACCTCGTATTTTTGCGTGGGTAATATCCTCAAGATTTTTGATTTTCATCTTTTTGAGTTCTGATCTAAGTTGTTCCATAACCTCTGGTGGTATAGTCGTTGTTTCTTGCGCTTGAAATTGTGACAGCCATTCATTAAAATGATTTTCTCTCTTGTATGAATAGTTTACAATCTTCTCAGATGTCTCTTGCTCTTCACGATATGTAAGTTCTTCGTTTATATGGGCTGCAACAACTCTACCACAACCATCACATATCAAATCACTTGTATTTTGAACGAGAATGATATTACTATATTCACAGTGTGAACACATCTCAATCGTTCTCTCCACTGGTCTAGATATATTCTTATTCTCCACTTCAACTAGATAATCAGTAAAAATATCTTTCCTAGCTAAACCGACAGTTTCTTTTAGGTTAAATACGTTATCTGTATGTGTTTTTTCAGTCTCATCAGTCATATGTCTTTCAATAAAAGGCATACACTTTATCATGTAATCTGACATTTCTCTTTCATATTTGGATTTATTTATAGGGTCATTCTTAATAAGCTCAGTCCATTCTTCCACCTTGTTGTTATATCTACTTAAAAAATTACCTTCCATTCTTATATAAGGATGTTGGTCAAACTTTTAAGTAACCTTTACTTCTTTTATAAAAAACTTGTTACTCCAAATGATTACAGTATCGTGTCAGAAGAAATTGAATATACAATAAACACTGACATGAAGTATTTAGTGGAGGATGAGTTCTGGGAAAAGGAAAGTAAGGATTGGGATGGTATATTGGATAACTTCTACGTAGATGTCACAGGCGAAGATTTTAGAAATACAACGATACCCCAAAATGTTGAGCACATCATTCTACGAATTAAGTATTATTTCAACGGTCGTGTGTACACAGCTGTATCTAACGACATCAACTTTACACCAGGTGAAGAAGAACAAAGTGGTATGAAATTTAATATCCCTTTGAGTAGTGTTTGGATAGTTGACCATGATGATAAGCCAATTAGAAACATTACTGAAAAGGTGAAACGGTACGCCGGTCCTAGGAACGATTTCCATGGACAAAAGGTTTCACTGACTGATTTTTTATATTATGAACCCGAGTATCTAAACGATGAACTTCCTAACATTATTTTAACGAACGGAATAGGTATGAAGAAGGTAGTTTCAACCACAACTGGTTTTATTAATGATCTTCGGATACCTTAGTGGCTAGGTAAAACTTAAGCTCTCCTAAATTCGCGACATTATATTTCAAGATTAGGAATCTATTACCCGTTTCTTGTATAATTTGCACAGACGCACACATACTCGTCGCCTTTGTAAAGATATTTAAGTATTTTAGACTGTATAAACCTGCGATTTTAGGACTGTCATCAGGGCACTCAATCGAGGTTTCCTGATTTGCGAAATCCCCCATGCATGAAAGATGAAGAAGTTTACCATCCCTCTTAATCTCAATTTCTGAACCAAGGTTGGACATGTCACGACAAAGTCTTTGGAAATCCGCCGATGGTAAAGTCGTGATAGTAGACATCATAACATCAGGAACTTCTATGCTATTTTCGTTAATATCCAAAAGTTTGAGTTGAAATTTAGTACTCGTCTTCTTGGATTCACTCGTAATCTCAATATCCATAAACTCCTTGGAATTAATCTCAAGTTTGATGACGTCATTATTTGTGATCGTTTTCATGAGTTTGAAGGTGTTGGAAATGTTAATACCAGCGATTATCTCCTCTTGATCACATTGATACTCCTCAAAGTTATCAGCAGCTAGGAACAGGTCAATGAGGGATGTCCTCGCCGTATCTAGGGTAACTATGTACATACCTTGTGGGCGAAAGTAGATATTTACATCGTTTAGAATATCCTTTAAAACTTCAAAAGTAGACTTAAAGGCTGATGCTTGTATAGAAACTAATTTCATGACTATTCAAAAAACGCGTTACATCTTTAAATCTGTATAAACTTCTCCTTTATTGACGTCTCTACTTATTTTATCCTCTAGTTCCTTTGTCATAGCTGGCTGAAGAGACTGACCGTAGTTATCTATGTAAAACATGTTCGGATCTCTATCATTTCCATCTATTGTTGACATTGAGCACACACCACCACCAAATCCAGCGTGTTCAATATCCTTTTTGGGTAGAAGGGAGTCGAGCCAGTTTTTTATTTCACCACCAACTAGGATCTTTCCATTCTTGGTGAGCATGGTCGGTACGCGGTTTATTTTAGTCTTATACTGGGGAGGTATACCCTGTGTGTTCACGTTGTGGTAATGTATTAATTGTTTCAATTGCTGATTACCATTGATATACTGGACGATATCCATAGAGTGCTTACACCTCGGGCTATATATCAACAGAGACATCTACTAGTATATGGGGTATTTTGTAAAAAAAAATTAACGCATTATAGTAAAGATGGATTCATTCAAGATCGTCATCGGTGTTTTACTTATGTTACTCATCCTGACTATGATCAGGCGTGAAAATTTCACAGAGACCTTTGGATTCTCAGGGTACAAGAAGCCTGTTGATTATGTTAAACTTAACGACCCCAGACCAGATCTCTCCGGTTACTCTCAGATTGAGGGTAAAGTTGACCACGATACCATGGAGAAATTGGTTCTTCAAACAAACAAGGAAATGAACAAGCGTCTTGGATTTTCCACTTACATCATCGAAACTCAGTCCGTTAAGGTGTATGAGGGTACCACTGGTCAACTCTATGAAGCCACTTTCATGGCGGTTCGTAACGATGGTTTCTCCTTCGGTTTCGCTGTCATATCAACTTTTAGCATCAGCAATGGAAAACTTAAGTTGATTTCTCTTCGTTCTCAACCCCTCAGTGACCAGGCACCCGATAAAGTAAAGGTGTACACTAAGGGTTCTATGGGTAAAGAGTTTATCGATTACAAACTCGTTAAGGAAAGTGCAGTCCCTAATGTTGGTGAGTTAGATTTGATAAAAAATAAATTGAGCTAATTGTAATGATCAACATCAATGACATAATACAAATTGATGATAAGAGAAAAAGAATACGAAAAGAGATCTATACAAAAATTTACGAACAATTTTCATCGAAGATTAAACAGTGTGTAGAACTTGGTCATAAACAGATATTCTTAACGGTTCCAGTAATTTTGATAGGATACCCAGTTTTTGATAGAGGGGCCGCCGCTCGTTATGTCGTTAGACAATTTCAACTTGGTGGCTTCACTGTACAACTTATAAGTGAATACGACATTTATGTGTCTTGGGTGGTACCAAAAAAGAAGAAAGAACGTGAAAGTTATACCGAAGAGGATGTAGACTTTCCTAATCTCATGAATCTTAAGAAGATAGCTAACAAATACAGGGGAAGTGCGTAGTAAATATTGAATTTTAAAACCCACTTAATCATAAATGGACAATTTGAATGTGCTCGTCGAGGCGAAGAAGGAATATCTCGGACAAATGTGCATTATTATGTGTCCACCTATGATTGACGTTTTCAATGATATGTATGCGGAGGCTCATACTCTCTCCAAGGGGAAGAAGCATCTCATGATGTTTCAGAAGTTACTCCAAGAAGTTCCAAACTGGTCTAACGCTATGTCTAAACAGCATTCTGATAACATCGCAAACCGATGCGCTTGGTTTAGTGATCTTTTAGCGGCTGTCTTTGTTGCCTGTACAAAGATTCTCTCTGCGGTCCGCCTTAAGGCTGACAACAAGAAGATCTCCCTAAAGCTACCAACAAACGAGGTTTTCATTCAAACCTGCTACAATAACATCGCCAAGGATCTCTACAGGGATCCCTACGTTTTCCATGAAGATCAGAGCATCTACCACCGAGATGAGAAGTTAACTACTCGTTTCTGTACAGCTATTGAAAACTCCGTGAAGGAGTTAATCCCAGTTCAACAGATTTTACAGACGTACATGTCCCAAGAGTCTAGAGACATAGATTTAGATGGGGATGTTCAAGATACAGAGGATCCTGACGTCTTTGATGGGGAGGGGGAACCAGAAGGTGGTATGGAACCCGCCCCAGAGGAACTCCAGGAAATGCAGCCAATGGGAAATCCTGAGATGGAGGAGCCAGGTGAATTCGATAATGAGTTTAAAACCATACCAACCGTTCAAACATCTGAACCACCACAAGAGCCTCCAATGGAGCCACAGCCTCAGCCTCAGCCTCAGCAGGAAGATGATGTTTTATTTGGTGACGCACCAGACTACCGTACAAAAAAAGTTGGTTATAATTAAATGGAACTCTCCGACTATTTACGTGACCCAGTATATGCTGGCCTAATTGCCGGTGCTACAACAGCGGGTTATATTCACCTGAAAGCGTATCTGAATAATGAAGGTAAATTAGAAATGAATCAATACACCAAACCAGCCGTACTCGTAGCAATTCTCGTATACGTAATTGTACTTAACGGCCTTGGTCAAAAAGAGGTTATTTCTAACGACCCTTTCTAACTTAAAGATTACACCGTACTATTAAGAAAATGGCGTCCGTCACTGCGTTTAATGACATGATGGGGCAATTTCTTGTGGAATTGCACAAGACTTTTCCAGATGAAAAAAGCATTAAGAAGATGTTAACCTCATTCGATCTTATTAAGAGTACAAGTCCTCGTCTCCTAGTTAATGGGTTCATGGACAGTGTTAAACCCCACGCAGATAGTGTTTCTGCCAAGGATGAACAGTTCATCCTCGTTCATTCCAAGGACATTGACTTTCTCAATGAAATGGATATCATTAATCTGTGGAAGCGTATGACTGATGGTACCAAGGATGCCGTTTGGCAGTATCTCCAAACTTTGTACATTCTAGGAACCACCATTCAATCTGTACCCGAGGATACCCTCACCGCCATTGAGGCTATGGCCAAGGATGTGGCTGATAAGATGGCGTCAGGTGACGGTGGTGATATTAATCAGGATGCACTCATGAAGATGATGGGTTCTATGTCTGGTATG